GACCGACCGTGCCGACGCTGAGGATTCCGCTGAAGGCTGGTTCGACGTCGTCGGGTTCGAGCCGTACGCGCATCTTGAGGGCGAGGAGTACCGGCTGTGAGCCCGCTCCCCAACACACGGGTCATCCCCGCCGGCTGGGCCGAACACCACCGCCCCACCGCCAACGGCACCATGACCGCGACCATCGAATGGTTCCACCGCGGCGAGCCAGAACCGTGGCCTCTCCCCGAGGACTGGACCGGGCCTACAGCCTTCCACACCTCACCGTGCCGGGTGCAGGAACTCAACGCTTCAGGCAAGGCCGTACCCGCCGAGCAGCCAGTGACACACCGCGACTACCTCGTAACGATCCCCATCGACGGGGCTCCGGAGATCCGCGCCGGCGAGCACGATGGCGACTACGGCAAAGTCACCGCCTCGTCGGACCCGCTCCTCATCGGCCGGATCCTCAACGTCACCGACGTCCAGCACGGATCCCTGATGTGGGAACGCGACCTGATCTGCACGGACACACTCACCCAGAACTGAGGCAGCCATGACCGGCATGGAGATCGACGGGTCAGACTTCGGCCGACTCGCCGCAAGCTTCGCCCAAGGCGCCGCGAACGTCGGCAGCCTCGCCCAGACCGTGGTCCGTAAGACCGCCCTGGATGTGGAGAAGGACGCCAAGTCCCTAGCACCGGTGGATACCGGAAACCTGAAGGGCTCTATCGGCCACTCAGACCTGAGAACGGTCGGCCAGTCCGGGTCCTTGGAGGCACTCGTCGGGCCTACCGCTGACTACGGCGTTCACCTGGAGTTCGGCACGTCCCGGATGGCCCCGCAGCCGTTCATGGGCCCAGCGCTGGATCGCCAGACACCAGCATTCCTGGCGGCCATGGAACAACTCGCGGAGAGGAGCGCAAATGGCGGCGCCTAGCCCATCCATCCTCTTCGCCCAGGCACGTACCGCTATCAGCGTGGTGGCCGGCCTGTGGCCCGGGAACGTGTTTGACACCCAAGTCCCCACGACCCTGCCGAAAGACGCATCAGGCGCCATCAGGCCCTACGTGGTGATGTTCGGCGGAGTCGGCACAGACCTGCTGCAGGAACGTGACTCCACCGGCCTCGCGGACGTGGACGTCATTGACTTCCCGTTCCAGACCACATGCGTCGGACCAACAGCGGGTCACGCCCGCGATGTTGCCTATGCCGTGCAGCTTGCGCTCACGAACATGCCCATCCGGGCCGGGTTCGTGAAGCCAGACCCACAAGGGTTCCGGGTCGATAACCCGCTCGCAGACAACCAGGTCACCCCGGCCCGGTTTTATATGCCACTGATGTGGCGACTCACCACCAACTAAGGAGGCCCACCGTGGCAACCCGTACCCAGGTGACTGAACCCGCCACGCCCTCAGAGGCGCCGGACGCGGTCACCGAACCCGCCATCACCGAGACCCGGAAGTTTGATCCCCGGAAGCTCGTCTACGTCTACGAAAAAGACTCGGGCAACAAGCTCGACCGGCCCGTCCCGGAAACCTGGCTTGACGGCCGTTTCCCGCAGCTCTCCGAAACCCCCTCCTCGAAAGCAGGTAAGTAAGCCATGGGCCAGAAAATGCTCACCGACGCCAACCGTCGGCTCATCTTTGTTCCCACCCTCGCGGATTACCACGAGCCCACCCTCGCGGAACTGACCGGCGTGGGAGTGCTTGAGCTCTCCTGCAACGTGACGGCCGCGAACTACGCACTCGGCTCCACGGGCGATGACGCGATCAATGACCCCGCAGCGTGCGCGTCCTCGAACTCCACAGTCCCGGGCCGCACCAACTACGAGGCCGCCTTCGACATGTTCCGTTGGAAGGACACCGCCGACGACAAGGCGTGGACAACGTTCACGGCCAAGGGCATCGAGGGTTACCTCGTGGAGCGCATCGGCCAGATCGCCGACGGCGAGAAAGCCCACGAGGTTGCTTTCGCCGCAGCCGACGAGGTCCGCGTCTTCCACGTGCTGACCGGTACCCCACAGGTCCTGTCACCGTCCGGCGCCGGCTACGAGAAGTTCAAGGTGAACTTCTCCGTGCAGGACAACGTCGATGAGCGCGCCGTCGTAGCAGCGGCCTAACAAGCCGGGTGGCTGGGCGTAATTCAGGCTCCGCCCAGCCACCCATCCCCCGACTTACCGAGCCTGCACCCCACAACTTAGGAGCCTGAAACTCATGAGCACTACCGAAAACGACGCTTTCAACCTGGACAACTGGCTCGACGGCATCCAGCGCACCGAACGCTCCGTGACCCTGTATGGGCGCCCCGACCTGCTGGCCGACATCGACCAGCTCGAAGCCCAGCAGCGGCAGACCGCGACCGTCCCCGAAGAGGACCGTGCCGCAGGCGAGTCCACGGGCGGGATCCTGCAGGAGAAGATCGATAACCTCTACATCGCCCTGGACCAGTCCAAGCTGGTGTTCCGGGTGTCCTTCCTCGATGACGAAGAGCAGAACGCCATCGAGTCGCAGGTGAAAACCGACCTGAAGGCGGAAGCAGACAAGGCGGCGGCCGATGCCCGCAAAGAGGCGAAAGAGAAGTGCAAGCGCCTGGAGATCACCACGGTGAACGACATCAACTCGATCGCCCGGAACATGGCCAACGCCGCCGCTGACAAGGTCATCGAACGTGAGGTGTCAATCCGGACCATCGCCGCCGCCGTCGTCTCCCCGAAGCTGTCCGTGGAGCAGGTCCGCAAGCTTTACACCAAGGTCGGGGACGCACAGATCTCGCTGCTCTCCATGGCCTACACCCGGGCTTCGAACGAAGCACCCCAGGTGACTGTCCCAAAATCGTTGAAGCCCTCGCAGACCGACGAAACGGGCACGTCCTCCTAGAGGCCCGCACTGCCCGCGCCTGGAAGGTCCCGCAGACTGTCATGCGCGGACGCAAGGACGACGGTGTGTGGAGCTACGCAGACCGGGTCATGGCCCTTGCCCTCACCGCATATGAGGACGGGCTGTGCCCCGGTTGCGGGCTTCACCATTCCGTCGCCCGCGGGGACCACAACGTCGGCCGGCACGAGGCTGACGATCAGGTCATCTGTGAAGGCTGCGCACCGCTCGAAGCTATGCAGGCAGAGAAGAACAGGGCCACGTTCCCCGGCCAGAAGATCATTCTCCGGGAAGTCGCTGGCTGGGAAGCCTAGGCGCGGCGCTTCAGATATCCGATGGCGACGATCAACAGGCCAACGACGATCATGCCGAACATCAAGCCGGGGTTCCCGCCTCCGGATTTGCTGAAGCCTGCGGCCAGGAACAACACCACGCCAAGAACGGCGAGGATCACTCCCCCGCGGATGAGCATGTGGCCGGGCTGCTGAGTCTTCTGAGTCATCCCCGTATCAAACCACAACTGAATCAAGATGGAGGGTCATCGTGGCTGAACGCTCCGTTGTTGTCAGGATCCGGGCCGAAATCGGCGAGTTCCGGAAGCAGATGCAGGAAGCTTCCAAGGTTACGGAGCAGGTCGGCAAGTCCGCCACTGAGACGGCTGCAAAGTCAACGGGTGCGCTCGGTCAAATGGTGCAGTCGGCCAACAAGCATGAGGAAGCATGGTCGAAGTCCGGCGGCGCGCTCCTCGGGTTCGGCGCTGCCGTGGCTGTTGGTGTTGGCTTGGCCATCAAGTCCTACGCCGAGTTCGACAAGGCCATGTCTGAGGTCAAGGCGGCGACACACGCATCCGCTGGGGACATGGAACTGTTGCGAGCTGCGGCGATCAAGGCCGGGGCGGATACCTCCTACTCGGCCCGCGAAGCCGCAGACGCGATCACGGAGCTGTCCAAGGCTGGTGTCTCCACCACGGAGATCCTGTCTGGCGGGCTTGACGGTGCCCTGTCGCTGGCCGCCGCGGGGTCACTGGAGGTCGCTGACGCTGCCGAACTGGCAGCTACGGCAATGGTCCAGTTCAAACTCAAGGGCGACCAGATCCCGCACCTCGCGGACCTCCTCGCCGCTGGCGCTGGTAAAGCTCAAGGTTCTGTCGAAGACCTCGGCATGGCGCTCAAGCAGGGCGGCCTGATCGCCGCCTCCACAGGTCTGTCCATCGAGGAAACCACGGGCGGGCTCGCAGCGTTCGCCTCGGCTGGTCTCCTCGGCTCTGACGCTGGTACGTCCTTCAAGACAATGCTTCAGTCTCTGACTCCTTCCTCGAAGGAAGCGGAGAAGGAGATGAAGAAGCTGGGCATTTCTGCGTACGACCAGCAGGGCCAGTTCATCGGCCTGTCCAAGTTCGCCGGCGTCCTCCAGGACTCCATGAAGGGCCTCACCGACGAGCAGCGCAACGCGTCTATGAAGATCATCTTCGGATCCGACGCCGTCCGCGCCGCCAACGTCCTTTACGAGCAGGGCGCGAAGGGCATCGCGGACTGGACCGACAAGGTCAACGACTCCGGCTACGCAGCAACCACCGCTGCCATCAAGCAGGACAACCTTGCCGGTGACATCGAGAAGGTTGGTGGCTCCCTCGACTCCGTCTTCCTCAAGTCAGGATCCGGGGCGAACGAGGTCCTCCGCGGGCTCGCGCAGGCAACAGACCGGTTCCTCGATTCCGTGGGCCAGATCCCGGCGCCGATCCTCCAAGCAGGACTGGGCATCGCAGCCGTCACCGGAGGCGCAGCCCTGCTCGGCGGCGCTTTCCTGACCACGTTCCCCAAGATCCTCGAAACGAAACGGGCGTTCAACGAGCTGGCCGAATCCTCGCCGAAGCTCGCCGGCGGGCTCGGAAAAGTAGCCAAAGCCGCAGGTATAGCTGCAGCTGCCGTGGTCGGTCTCCAAATCGTGGGCACCATCGGCAAATCGATGTTCGGGCAAGGAACCAAGTCAGCCGAGGACTACGCCCAGGCGCTCCTGACCATCGGTGACGGAACCAAGGACCTTGACGCTGTCTTCCGGGACGGCGGGCTCGGCTCCGACATCAACGGCGTCGGCGACGCAATCGCCCGCATGTCGGACAAGAACGGGTTCGATGATCTCTCCATATCCATCGGAGATTTCTTCAATTCCGGATCGAAGCTGAACACGATGCGGGACAACATCCAAGGGCTCGACTCGACCCTTGCGTCCATCTCCAAGAACGGCGGGGCTGAGAAAGCCGGGCAAGCCTTCGAGAAGATCGCACAGGAAGCTGACAAGTCCGCCAAGGCGCAGGGCCGTATGGGGTTGTCGACTGCCGATGTGCTGAAGCTGATGCCTTCCTACACCGAATCGCTCAAAGCCCAGGGCACTGCCCTGAAGCTGAAGCTGACGGACGAGGAACTCCACGAGCTAGCGCTCGGCAAGATCCCCGCCCGCATGGAGGCTGTCACTAAGACGACGGAAGGTGCTGCTGCCGCGCAGGCATATCAGGCGCAAGTCTCCGAAGAGCAAGCCAAGAAGCTGGCGGACATGGGCCTGTCGGCTGACGGGGCCGTCGTTTCCCTGTCGAAGCTTCTTGACGTCATGTTCCAAACCGGCCTTGCCACGATGTCGGCGCGGGATGCTGAGTCCGCCTATCAGGAAACCCTGGATGGGCTGAAGGTCAAAATCGACGAGGTCAAAGCCTCACAGTCTGCTGGGAACGCTGTCTGGGATGAGGCCAAAGGATCCTTCGACCTGACCAGTGAAGCTGGCCGTGCAGCGAACGGTGTCTTCGGAGATCTCCAGCAGAAGGCCATCGCTACGACGAAGGCCATGGCCGATGCCGGGGCAACCCAGCCTGAGCTGCAGGCCAAGCTTGGGGACACCTATAAGTCGCTGTATGACACAGCGCGGGCGTTTGGGGCTTCGGAAACCAAGGCTGATGACCTTGCCCGATCCGCTCTGTCAATCCCGAAAGACGTGCCGATTGATGTGGCGATCCAGAACTACGCGGACACCATGGCGAAAGCACAAGGAATCCAAGGCGCCATCAATGGCATCAAGGGTAAGTCCGTGGATGTGATCATCAACCACATCAACCGGCAGGTCGCTGGCGGTGGATCTCCGGATGACCCGTCGATGACGGCTCTGACACCGGGCCGACGTGACGGTGGCCTGATCGGCTTCGCCAACGGCGGCCAGTACAAGGGCTATGCCACAGCGGGATACGTGCGGGGCCCCGGGACAGGGACCTCGGACGAGATCAACGCCCGGCTCTCCAACGGAGAGTACGTCATCCGCGCCTCGAAGGTCGCGCAGTACGGCGTCAAGACCTTTGACGCCTACAACAACGGGTACGCCGCGCCGTCCAAGTCCATGGCCGGCGGGTACGGGCAGACACAGTCGTTCGGCGGGTTCGGCAGTGCCAGCGGGCCAGCGCCGATAAATCTGGGCGACATCAACGTCACGGTCACCAACCCCTTCACCGGGGAGCAGGTCCGCGGCATCGTCACCGCAGTTGCCCGGCAGGAAGCCAACGGGGCCATCGCATCGGCTGACGGCCAAGCACGATTCACACGAGCAGGGAGGTAGGGCAATGGTTGCTGTTGTAGCTGAGGCCCTACCTCCGGCGCCCAGCCCAAGGGCTGGCGTGACGATCACCGGACTTGGTATCGGGGATTCGGTACTGACGCTGTGGCAGATCGCGGGAGAGAGCCGTGAGGCTCTCCCCGGCCACCGCCGCATCACCGTAACGGACTCGACGTTCATCACGGACTACTACGTCCCCCTGAACCGGCCAGTCACCTACGAGGTGGAGGTAATCAGCGGCCCGGACGGTCCTTCCCGGACCAGTTCCGAACCGATCACCGTCACCTCCGCCACCGGATGGCTGATGGATCCGCTGATCCCACAGTCGGCCATCCCTGTAGTGGGCAAGCGCACTACGAATGGCGACATTGTTCTCCGCAGCCAGGCGCTCTCCTCACTGGAGTACCAAGGCGACGTGTCCATGTTCACGATCATGGGCAGCGACAAGCCCATGGCATTGTTCGGGCAGCGGATGGCTGAGACTGGCATGGACATCTCTGTTGGACTCCGATCAGCCGAGGAAAACAAGAAGCTGAAACGACTCTTGCGGTCTACGACGTCGCTGCACTTCCGGCCACTTCCGGAGTGGGGCGAGCTGGAGATCGAGGGTTCCATGTTCCTCGCCTCGGCCATGGTCCGGCAAACCCCTGTGAACGTCATGTACGGCGGACGCCTCACGTGGTGGGACCTGCCCACTGACACGGTCCAGGGCCCGGCGATCAAGGTCCTCACGGCGACGTTCACCTACGGCGACGTCGAGATCCTCATGGAGACCTACCAGCAGAAGCAGGACTCGGTGGAAGCAGCCGCGGCCGCCGCCGGCCAGTCGCC